AAACGAACTTTACTGATAGCAAGACTAATGAACCAATCAAACACTATGAAACAGCACCACCAGCACCAGATCCGACGAGCGTAAATAAGAACTATTCTGGTAAGTATAATGTGCCAGTAGGTTATAACAGCACTAGTGCCAATTACGAGGTAATGAGTGTTATTAATTCTAATACTACTACTGCTCCATATAGCACTACTGTTTTAGAGTTTGTTCCTAATAAGTCAGTAACGAAATTAACTGAAGGTGTACTGTTGAAATTAGAAATAGATACTTATCGGTTATTTTCTTTAGAAAAGTACAATACTGGTTTGGGTATGTCTAACGACTTTAGTAATAATTCTGGGACTGCTGACATTTACCGTAACGGAATGATCTATAAGACTGGTGTTCCGGAATTACAAGTTTCTTCTCATTTGCCTTTAGACGAAGTTCAAAAAATGAATAGATTCATCTGGTCATATAACAAGAACGTCAATACTGCCGTTATGATTCTAGAAAGTACCGTTGATACAAGCGTACCGAATTATAGAGTTGTTTTTAAAACGAATTTGTATCCTAGAAGTAGCATTGTGCGATGGGTTCAACCAGTAATAAGTTTGAGTACAGAGTTGAAAAACGTAGGCGGAACGCTCTACTGGGATTACTTTACGGACAGGGTTATCACTCCACCGACACCAAGACCGGCTCCACAATTAAAAGATGTGATTCCTAGCAATCCAAAAGAGTACATTAGTGGACCAGTTATCAATAACAATCCGAATACTGGTAAACCTACGATGGCTATTCCTACGACGACAATCGTTCAAGACCCTACGAAGAATCCAGTGAAACCAGATCCACAGGGCGGAATCATCATCAGTAAACCTGATGGCACACCTGTCACTGATCCTGATGTCGAATTAGAACCTGTTACAAATGAACCAGTTGTAACACCTAATCCGACTACTGGAGAACCTGAAATCATCGTTAAACCGAATACCCCTCCTGAACCTGCTACTCCACCTAAAACAGATACTCCTACAACGGAAGATCCTGATACTGGAGATCCTGATACTGGAGATCCTGGAACGGAAACACCTCCTACAGATCCAGATGATGAAGATCCAACAAAAGTGAAATGGGATAAGTTGAAAACAATTCCTACTTTCATGACAACACGTTTTCCCTTTAGCTTGCCTTGGGATATCGGAAGATTCTTAGACGCTGTTTTTCCTGATGTGACTGCTATATCAGAACTGTCTTATGAATTTCCTGACATTGGTGGATACGATACGAGTTTTGAAATCACGATCCCAGAGTATTTTGATCCTTGGATGGATTTTGCGCGAGCAGCATTCATTTATGGATTTGATATATCGCTAGTCTATGCAATATATAGGCTGTTTGGGGGCGCTCAATAATGGTCAAAACCCTCAACTTCCTCATTGATTTGTTTGTTGATATTGCCACGTATTGTTTAGGTATTCTTCCAGAATCACCATTTATAGAAATGGCAATTGAGCCATTAGATTGGGGACCACTTGGAAAATATGTAGGATTCTTTTTTGACATTCCAACGATGGTTAAACACATGGCAATGATAACGGCTGCATGTCTCGCATACTATATCGTACGTCAGTTATTGAGATGGATAAAAATGATAGGTTAGGTGAAAAAAATATGGCGATTACAATGTATACCGGATTTGTTGGATCAGGAAAATCTTATGCAGCCACTGCATTAGGTTGTAATGTTGCTGACGCCCGTCTAGGTACTAGATGGGTTGTCGCCAACTTTCCGATAAAACCTAAAAAGTTGATGTCTGTACTTGCTTTTAAAAAACGGTTTCCTTTTGTTTATATGAAAAAACGGTTCAACGATCCACGATGGATTTTCAGGGATAATGAAGAATTGACTGTGAAATTTCTCGTACAAGAATCTATTAAAAGGGGTTGGAAAGGTAATGAAGGTAGCGCCCTACTTATCTTTGATGAAGCGTCGATACCTTTTAATAGCAGGGAATGGCAACATAAAAAGCATGGCGAAAGCCGTATGGATTGGATTAAATTTTTAAGTCAGTCTCGGAAATTTGGGTACGACATAATTTTTATTACGCAAGATGGTCGTATGTTGGATAGACAGATTCGGAGTCTCTGCGAATTTGAACGAGTTCACCGTAAGTTGAATAGTTATGGACTATTCAAGATTTTACCTAGGTTTTTTACAGTCTTTGCAGGTATCCAGTATTGGAACGGAATGAAATATACAAAGGGTTCTTTACATCTAACGGTCTATAGTAAATCAGTAGCAGATAGATATGATACTACTGCTCTTTTCGACTACGAAGCACCGGAAGATGACTTGGAAGCGAAATACGAAGCGTAACGGAAGCGCAGGGGGGAAGGGGGTTCCTGCGCCAGCAGGGGGTTCCCTAGCCACGCGAACCGGAACGCACGGATCCGAAACCAAACATAACCGGAGGTCGAATCGAATGAGTTTAGTATTTTTCTTTTGCTTATGGATTTTATTGATCGTGAGTTATTTAAGTGCTCGATTATTTTTTACGCCAGTACATGATGACGCTAGATCTGTACTAGGTTTTAATCTCTTTAGTCCTTCAGCATTTCCACTCAAGGGTAGAGGCAATGGGCGGGGTGTGGGGCTGGCCCCACTACCACTATCAAAAATTTTAGAGGTACTAGATAAAGATTCTACTCAAACGTTTTTTTCGGGACATACTAAAAAATCCAAGCGAGTTATATAACTTTGTCCCTCAAGGTGCGTCGGCTTGGTACAAAGGACGTACCCGAAAAAAAATAGAATTGTCAGGGAAAAAGGTGGAGATTTTTTAGGGTACTTTCTAAAAAATACTACCTCCTTGACAATCTATTAGTGTGTTGGCGATTACTCCTATATCATGGAAAAAAGGGGTGAAGTCATGTTCAACAAAAAGCGTTTGGAATATTCATCGAGAACAGTAAAGATTCAGGTAGATCCAGTGCTGCAAGATTTAATTAATGCGCTCATGGATTTACAGGGGCATAAGGACGCTGGATCAGTTGTAAGAGCTGCTGTATTTGAATTGGCTAAAAAAGAATTGGGCGAATCAATAGTAGATCGAATCAATGCGGAAACATTGAAAGATTACTTAGACCGTTAAAAGTGAAATAGTCATTACCACGAATCATTTTAATTTACATTGAATTAAATGTAATAATAAATTACACTTACATAGTAAATAATATGTTGGAGGTGTAGTAATGGCTGAATTAAAGAAAAACATTAGTGTGCGATTGAGAGATGACAATGTGGCTGAGTTCTATGCTTTGAGAGAATATCTATCCAGTACGAATCCTTTATTGAGTGATTTAAACAACAATCAATTGGTGAACTACTGTATCAATTTCACGATTGATCATTATGAAGAAAAAATTAAACAGTATCAGGAGCAATCGAAGAAACCGGATAATAAATGATTGATGGGGTGAGCAATGTGTCTGATTTAGGAAATAACGTTGTTCAACCCCCCCTTACTAACAGGGGGGTGGACGATACAAAAAACCACGATCTAAGAGAGCCTAAAAGAGCGCTTGTAGACTGGCTTCAAGTCACTTTTCCATACGAAGAATTTTTGGAACAATTGTATCAAGTTTTAGGACTGGATATTTCCCTGTTTGCAGAGATGGACCAAGGTAAGTACGGTTATCGAAAATCAGTCCGTTGTGGTCATATAGCAATCTACTATGATGGAAAGTTGGGAATGGGTACTCACTTGGAGATGACGGGTCAAGGGTGTCGGGAGTATGAAAGCCTTTCACCGTATAAAGATAGTGCTATGAATACGTGGCGTCATCTGTTCGGTCTGTTCTCGATGATTGAGAAGGTCAAATATACTCGACTCGATTTAGCGTTAGATGTGTTCGACGGTTCAATCAGTACGGATCGTGTATATAAGCACGTAAAGAAAAAAGCGCTAACCAGTCAGTTCCGGAAAGTTCGGAGAATGACGGAAAGCACTATCAAAGATTACGTACGTACCGGAGACACTATTTATTTCGGTAGTGCTCAATCAGATTTACAGATTCGTTTCTATGATAAAAAACTGGAACGAGAAAATAATGATAAGGAAGTTCTAGTTGATGAATGGACTCGGGTTGAATTTCAGTTGCGAGATGCTCATGCAACAATGGCTGCGTTTCATATCCTAGCTGGTGCGAATGGTCGTGATGATCTCGGAGAATTGATAAAAGGATATCTGCATACATATCTGCAGTTCCGGACAATGACCGGAGATAACAATTTATCTCGACGATCTATGATTAAATGGTATCGGGATTTCTTAGAGGATATCGAACGAATCAGTTTAACGAGTGAAGCTAAGGACTATACGATTGATCGTGTACAAGAATGGGTTGATAGAAGTGTAACTCCTTCATTATCAACGTTGTTGCTTGCTAACGATGTAGATCCAGATACATTCCTTAGTGATATTGTGCGGTCTGGCTTTGGGCGGTTAGACAGCAAAAAGAAAAACGCGATCAATTTACACCGTCAAGGATTAGGGCTTAATCCTTTAACAGACGATGAAATTGACCAACGTTTATTGTCATTCCTTAAGTAATAACCTATCTATCTAGTATTCTAACGTCTATCTTTCTGTTATTCAAATACAAATATTTTAAACGATAAGGCAATGATTTAAAAAACTACTCGAAAGGGTAGTTTTTTTGTTTGTAATTTAATAATTACTATGTAATAATAAAATTACAAAGTAAACAATTCCTTCAACAGTATTGTTTGTAATTTTCCAAAAAAAATTTAAAGGTGGTTAAATCATGGAATTCGTTTTACCTCAAGTTAAATACTTAGAGAAGAAAAATTTGGTCGCAAAGCGGACTGGTAATCCATTCTCGCTAATCACGATTTTCGATGAAAAAACATATACGAAAGTTGATTTGTTCGTAAATGATTCATTCAACGATCAAGCGTTAAAATCAGGTGATGTTATCGACTTAGTATGTCGCTTATCAGACCAGGGCAACATTTCAGTTACTGGATTCAATTAATCTCATGGCTACAAATACTGCGCAAGAAAACCTCGATACAACCTCTACAGAAGAAAACCCCGATACAAATTCTACAGAAGAAGTACCTCCCTCTGCTGAAACAGAATTAGATCCAGACTCTCCCACAGATTCCACTTCCAGTTGGACACCGGAACAAATAGATCAGTTGCTTGAAGTCCTTAACACGATTTCAAGCAATCAGGATCTCTCTAAAGAAACCCTCGACGAAATGTCAAAATCCCTCAAACCTCAAGAATCCTATTACAAGCAGTTCGATATTCTCACAAAAGAAGAATATGATATTAAACTCGCTAAAGAGTTAGAAGCACAAAAAGTTGTAGATCAAGAGCAACAAAAAGCATTAGAAGATAATGCGAAGCTTATGCAACAAAGGCATAAAGAAATCATCGAAGCGTTGGAGCAGGTAAAAGAATCTTCTTCCAGTGGTGTCACTACGACGTTGTCACAAGACTTTAAGGATTTTTCAGAACAGAATGCCAAGCAAACGGAAGATTTGAACATTTTCATGTGGGTAGCATTTTCAATCTTGTTGATGATCGTGGCGTTTAAATCGCTTATGGGAAGGATTCAAAGTCTATGATTACTACGGATCAATATATACTTATCGGTGGAATGCTTTTGGTTTGTTTATCGGGTCTTTGGATAATTGATAAATTTATTTACTTATTCTTTAGAAGGAACTGATTAGATGTTTGAAATCGACTTAAAAGATTATTGGGAAATCATCTGTATAGTTGCTGCGTGTGTCACGATCGTTCCTTGGATGTTTGGTTTCGTCATTAACTTTTTCATTCGTATGATGGTCAAATGATAGTTCGTATTTTTCATTGGAGAAACTCGAGACTCCAAAAAGAATACGAGTTACATAATGACTTCAGGAGGTGAAATAAAATGACTGAAATGCTTACAGGTATCGTTTCAGAGATCACTGGTTCTGTTACAGACGTCTTGCCAATCGTTGGTGGACTTATCGGAACAGTTGCAGCAATCTTCTTCGGTTTCAAGTTCTTCAAGAAACTCACAGGAGCACGTACTTCTTAATAGCAATCATAAAAAGCCCTCCCTGCTAAGGGTGGGCTTTTATTAATGGGGTGACTAATGGATAACAGGCTTTATAAGAAAATATTACTTAGCTTACTGTCCTTGTTTCTTATCATAGGTTGTGTAACCTACCAACCACAAAAAGCAGACGCGATCGCGGGTAAGATTGCTAGTTATGCAGCCAAAAAGGCTGCCGTTTGGGTAGCAAAGGAAACTGCAGAAGAAAGTATCCAGAAGATACTTAAAAAGAAAATTGATATCGGAGATCCACTGTTTCAAAAATACATTAGTCGAGTAGACTATGATCTTGTGCAAGTAGACGGAAAAACGTTCTTGTTGCGGAACAATCTTGGTAGTGCAGATAAGAAAGCACTAGGTGATCAGATTGGAAAAGTTGTAGACCGTATGATGTATGGTGAAAATGCAGCATGGTTATCATGGGTGGACTGGTGGTCAATCGGTCCGATGTTGTTAATCGGTAACGTCATTTACTCCGAAATGACCGACGAGAATTATAGTTTCATCAATGATGTATTAATGCAGGCGTTAATCGATTTAGGTTTTTTAAAAGAACCTG